ACCAAATAATCAGCGGCAGTGTCTTTGCCTGCGCCAATAAGACCGCAAATACCAATAATCATAGAAACTCCTAAGGAGTTGCTATTTTACATTATCCAATAACCCATGTCAACGGTTGTGATCCATCGACATAGTTGGCTAGATCTTTTTCGAGTTGTTCCATTTCAGCTTGGGCTTCTGCTAATAATGCTGCTCCGTTAAGTGTTGTTCCACCGCCCGGACCAGCGATAGTGCCAAATTTACCACGTGCTTGTCCCAATATGCTTTTGGAAAATGCAAGAGCATACTCTTGTAACCAAGGGTAAACTTGAGGGTCACTGAGCAACATACTGTCTGGCTTGTAGTTGTATATCCAAAGTAACACACTTTCAGGCTGATAATCGTTGGTTTCATCCTGATATGTTTGAAAAGAAATCTGTGTTCTTTGCAAAGCAGTGCCAGTTACACTAGCTGCACCAAGAGTTTGATTAGCTAATACTGTAATCACAGTGCTGGTAGCGTCAATAGTTTGTATTCTGTACTGTGTACTGTACCCTTGTACAGAACAATTTTGTATGTATATACTGCTGTTAACTTTTAATTTCGTTTGCGGAGCAGGAAGTACAATTGTAATGACACTGTTCACTACTGTATTTGCTGCGGTAATAGACGTCGGAGATACCACTACACCGTCATCGTAGGGAATTTTTCTCACAAGAGTCAGTTTTTTAGTCACACGATTCCATGTATAATTAATATAGCCCCCGAACATCATCATGGCTAATTCCTGGTACTGAGCAAATAATTCGTAGTTTGTTAATCCACCTACCCTACCAGCGACCAACATATAAGTGTTCAAATATCCCGATGCAAATGGTTCAAATTGACTGGCTGTGGTTCCTGTGGTACTGCCAATGCCTCGCCTAAAAATCTGCCGTACTTCCATTATATTGTTTGGCAAAATATATTCTTGTACATTGGGCAAGAGGTCTAAAAATGCGTAACTTTCTTCTACAGCATTTGATGCTTTTTGTCTGTATTTTGTTAATGCTTGTTTTATAGCAAGATCATAGTGCTCTTTGTCTAATTCAACATCCACAATCTGATCACCTAGTCGTAGCCGGATGTAATCAGTCATTTCATTGCGAAGCTGATTAAGAGTTTGAATCTGTTCGTTAGCCGCTATTGCACTTTCCTGGCTAATAAAACCTGGACCATCGAGACTCTTGACTCTAAGGCTCTGATCGTTTCGTAAATTGGGTTGTATTACAACTTCTGTCATAAAAAAGTCCTGTTAGCAATATTTAGCTAACAGGACTGTGGTTTGGGGAGTTAATCGTTATGCTGTTTTCAATAGCACAATATCTGCACTGATACGCCCGTTGAGCTTGGTTTCTGTGGCTTTGATCTCGTCCAAAAACTTACGCAACTGAATTTTTCCTGCCTTTGCAAACTCTTTGAGTTTTTCATCAGGCTTACGCAGAGTCTTGCAAACACTCTTATCAACGTCAAATCCATCAATCGAAGTTCCTTTGATAGTGAGCTGTTTGTAACTGGCAGCAATATATTTGCCCAATTTTCGAGTCTTGGTGTTATAAATCCACAACTCCTGAGATCCAATAATATCTGCAGGATTAATAGAAACAATTTTAAGGAGTTTGTCCTCTTTGGCGTACTTAAGTTTAGCCACCAACTTTTCTTTGCTAGGAGCTTTTTTAACTCTTGCTTTTTTAGTAGCTTTCTTGACACCACGATATTGCTCAATTGCTGCCAGCAGATCATCTATCCATTTAATGTGTTTTTTAAAATCTGCTGCTTTGTAATGACTGTAGCCTTCTTTTAGCTGAGGATCTGCTTTAAGTTGTGCTTCTTCTAGTTCAGCTTTTCTTTTTTGATATACGTTTTCGTATTTTGAAAGCTGACTTTGTACTACGTTGTTGTCTGTAAACCAGTTATAAAACTTTACAGTGGTATTATCTATGTCGTCGTACAGACCTTCCAATTCGCCGATCAGTTCGCTGGTTTTTTCTGACAGTCGGTCTTGTATTGTAGGCTTATAGACTTCGATGGGTTTTGCACTAGTTTCCACCAGTGCTTCGGGCTCAGCTTGCTCAATTGCACTGTCTATCGTTTTAATTAAGAATTCAGTATGACGAGCCCTAAATGTCATCCCAGCACGGCGGGCCATAATAAGACTACAGGCTGTCATCGGAATGCTTCGATCCGAACTGCGTTCAAATGCTTTAATCTGCTCTTTATTCCAACTTGGGATAGTTTTCATCCATTCTACCACATATTTTTTACAATCTTTTTGATTGTAATAATAGTTATAGTAGTAGAAACTACGACGAAGCAAGCTGTCGAATTGATCATCTGACCAGTCCACTGATTCTTCAGGCCACTGTGGCTCGCCGCCTGTGTATTTTTCATCCGCAAACAGCGGATTTCGAACTTTAGTTTCTTTATTTTTAATCTTAATTCCAGCAACAACTGCCATAATTTTCTCCTACTTAATCAAAAGTGCCATGATGATATACTGTTCCAATTGATCAATTGAAACTTCTAAATCTTTTTGTCTTCGTTCGTATTCGGCTGTGATACGTCCCAACCGTTTACATTCTACTTTTGCTTTATCTCGTTTTGTATTTAAATCTGTGACATTGTCATACATTTTTAACAGATCTCGTTTCACTTGCCCAGATGGGTACGAATGAATTTGTTTCCCGCAATCTACTATTCGATTTATCAATTTTAAATGGATAAAATGATCCGAATTTACAGTACTCTCCATTCCACTATTATACTAGAAACGGTTTTTTATGTCAACTTAACCATAAATATAAGATAAACGGAATCAAAAATGCCCAGACTTAGCATGTGGCGCGATAACCACACAAACGATTACAAATTTTTTGATAAAAGAATATCAGAAGAATTTACCATTGGTGGCACTGGTGTACTGTTGCACAAATACATTGGCACTAATGTACAAGCCAATGCGTATCCCACTGCAAACACCACTGTTTCTGGCAGAACATTATATTTTGGCAATGTAGCGCCATTTGAAGTTGGTCAAGCTGTAAGTGGCATAGGTATCGCAGCAAATACAATTATAACAGGAACAAATGTAACTATCAACACTGTTACTATAAGTGCCAATGTTACTTCTGCCATAACATCAGGACAACCACTTAATGTATACTGGAAAGATGCTACTCAACCTGTTTATCAAAATCAGAGTGCTTTAAATATCCAGGATTTATTGTTTTTAGAAAATAGGGATCGAAAATATGATACTTCCGTCTATACTCTTCGGGGTGTTTATACTGTTAATGATAATGATTTTGATTTAAAACAATTCGGTATCTTTTTAAGTGCAGACACTGTTTATATGACTTTCCATCTCAATGACACTGTGGCATCACTGGGTCGTAAAATTATGAGCGGAGATGTGTTAGAACTACAGCACAAGAAAGATTACTACCCGTTAAATGAAGATATACCAGCTGTGTTAAAAAGATATTATGTAGTACAAGATGCCAGTTTCGCAGCAGAAGGATTTAGCCAAACTTGGTGGCCGCACTTATGGCGGGTAAAACTTACACCTCTGGTAGACAGTCAAGAATACAAAGACATCATCAACCAGCTTGTTCCAGGCAGTGCCAACAATACTCCTATAGGAAACTACGTGAGTACATTAGACAAACTTATTTCGATCAATGACGCAATTATTCAGCAAGCAGAAATTAATGTACCCAAGAGCGGCACTGATATTAATGATTTGTACATTGAACCCATAAACCCCGACGGCAGTCCGGGCGATCCAACAGGACAAACTGTGGATTTAACAAATTTATTTGTAGATTCAACCTTGGATTTTACAAATACTCAACCAACTACGCCAGACTCCAATGTGCCTGCATATCTTGGGGGAGACGATATACCCCCTAACGGATGGCCTGTTACTGCTGGAACAAGTTTTCCAGCCAGCCCAACCATTGGAGACTATGTTCTAAGAACAGACTATGTTCCTAATCGTTTGTTCCGTTATAACGGCACAAGATGGATTAAAATCGAAGACGGTGTTCGTACCAATCTTACTCCAGGTCCGGACAACAAAACTCAGCGTAGTATCTTTGTTAACGATACTTCTACTTACGTCAACAACGAAGGACAAACTATGCCTACTAGACAAAGTCTTAGCAAGGCACTTACTCCCCGAGCTGACAATTAATATGTGCATCTAATAGAAAGAAAGAAACAATGAGTTTACAAAGTTTTTTTTACGATCAACAAATAAGAAGATATATCATACAATTTATTCGTATGGTTTCAAACTTTCAAGTGGAATTTGGCAGAGATCGTAACAGTGTTATAGCATTACAACGAGTTCCTGTAATATACGGCGATAGCAGTAGACAAGTTGCCAGCATTATTCAACAGAACAGCGAAAATGTTTTAAATGCAGTTCCAGCAATGGCTGTGTACGTTAGTGGTCTTACCTACGATCGAGAAAGATTGCAAAATCCCACTTATGTAGGTAAGTTAAATCTTCGAGAAAGATATTTTGATCCCTCAACTGGTCAAATGAGTACCACACAAGGCGATGTGTTTACTGTAGAACGCTTGATGCCTGTGCCATATAAACTTACATTGAATTTAGATATTTGGACCAGTAATACTGAACAAAAACTACAACTGTTAGAACAATTAACTATATTATTCAATCCTGCTTTAGAAATTCAAAGCACTGACAATTACATCGATTGGACCAGTATTACCTATGTTCTACTAACCAATGTGAATTGGAGTTCCAGAACCGTGCCAATGGGCACTGATAACCCAATTGATGTTGCAACACTGACTTTTGAATTGCCTATTTTTATCAGTGCTCCTGCACTAGTAAAGAAGTTAGGGGTAGTGCAAAAAATTATTGCCAGTATATTTGACGGATCTGGCGGAATTAACGAAGCCATCTACGATGACGAAAAGTTACTGTCCCGGCAGTATTTTACACCATTGACTTATGGTGTTATATTATTTGATAACGAACTTCGACTGGTAAAATACGATCAGCACGTTACAGAAGACTTTGGTGTTCAAGTTATCAAAGAATTGTTAGCACCGGTTACAGCGAATGCCAACGTCATATTGTCTGACACTGACGGAATTTCGAATAATATGGTTATATCCGGATTGAGCATTACCAGCAATGCCAGTCCGACTATTACAACTGTGCCGAACTGTATAGTAATTGGAATCAACGGAGATACTGTAACTGCCAGTAATTTAATCACAGGAAACATCGGAGACAGGATTGTGTTCACTGCTACCACTCGTAAAGAGGGCCCGTCTGAACCATGGAGAGATCTAATCAATGTTTATGGAAATTTGGTAAATGGAACTAGTACTATTAGATTAGAACTCGACGACGGCAATGAAGTTATCGGCACTGTAGCCTATAATCCCGTTGACGACACTGCGTTGTTATGGACCCCAGACATTGATACTATTCCTGTAAACACATTAGAACCGGTAAATGCTATCATCGATCCGCAAAGTGCTAGACCAAATAAAAATTTACAGGATTTAGCCGATGGAACTCGATACTTATTAGTCAATGACTATGTGTCTGCGTCTGGCGCTCAGCCAGCATACAATTGGTTGGGAATTGACAATACTCTAATAGAAGCGTATGCTAATGACATTATAGAATTTAATGGACAACATTGGGCTGTAGTATTTTCTAGTAGATACGAAACTCAAACCGAATACGTAACAAATTTAACAACTGGAACTCAATACAAGTGGAACGGATCAAGCTGGTCCAAGAGTTATGAAGGTTTTTATCCTGCAGGAAAATGGCAACTGACAATATAAAAGAAGGATGTGGAGCATTAATTTATTGCACATCAACTCACAGATATTTGTTCTTATTAAGAAATGACAGTAAATTTCCTAATACATGGGGGATAGTGGGCGGTAAAATAGAACAAAATGAAACAATACTGCAAGGATTAGAACGAGAAATTAAAGAAGAATTAGGCGGTCAAATTGACGGTGCTAAAATTATTCCCATCGAAAAATATACCAGCAACAATAACAGATTTGTATATCATACTTTTCTAATAAAAGTAGAAGAAGAATTTGTACCTATCCTGAATCACGAACACCTAGGATATTGTTGGGTGCCCATAGACTTACACCCAACCCCATTGCATCCTGGTGTCCACAGAACTTTTAAATTTAAAAATATTAAAGAAAAAATTAAATTACACGAAAAAATCACAGGTTAAAAACTAGACTAGTTCTTGGTTCTGTGCTGTGATTGGGAGGTACTTCGTGGTAAAGCCAAGATGGCCACATTAGTAGTAATCCAGGGTAAGGCTTGTATTCTGTTTTAGCTAAACTGTACCAATTGGCAGGATCCTTGATCATAAACATATAATCAAAGAAGTCTTTAAAAGGTTGATTAGGATAAAAAATAATATTGCTACTACCAGGTGGAGTTTTTATATAATAAATTCCGCTAATAGTACATTGACTGTGCAAATGTTTGGGATGATTACTTCCCTGTTTAAAACTATTCGCAAATAGAAATGGTTTCCACGGAACTTTAACAGAATCGTACCCCTGTAATTCTAAGAAATTACAGGCCTGTTGCTGTATAAAAGATACAAACGATGCGAACTGTGGCTCTGTGGTAAGATTTCTTGTCCCGTAGGTTGTTTGTCCATTATAATAAAATTCTTCGTTTAATCTAGTAGATGGATTGTTAAAGATATCGTCTAAGGCCTCAGACATTGGATCTAACCAATCTAAGTGATCGGACCGTCCGATGACGCTGGGAAACCAATGATCTAAATTCATTTCAATATTTGTTAAAAAATAGTTGAATACTAAGTCTAGGATGTTCTGCTATTGCAGTTACCATCGATGTAGCATGAAAAATAGGAGGCTTAAACCAGACCATTAAATTTTCATGCGGATAAACCCATCCTTGGCCAGCGTCGGGATCATCATATAAAAATAAGCCTCCCCAGTTCCAATTCCAATTTTCATTAATATAAATTGTACTGCTCAGTCTGGGATTATCATCGCTGGCGTCATGATGAAAATTAATTTGACTGCCTGGTAGCCAAATATGCATAAAGCAATTCAGATTTGCATATTCCTTGAATATTGGATCCATTGCTTGATATTTTTCAATCAAGTAGTCTCTGAATTCAGGTATAGGCAATATTAAAACAGGAGCATAAGATCCTGCTTCTAACCCTTTACCCCAGCGACCCATATGATTAACTTCAAAAACAGCTTGCCCTCTAGATGTTTCGAATTTTTTTCTAAGTGCTGATAGTACATCACTGTCGAGAAAGTTAGGAACCTTATAAATCATTGTTATACCTTTTAAAATTCTGTTGTTATAAAGAAAAGCTGAAATAATCTGCCCGTTTCCATGTCAGATCCAAAATAATCTAAGCTGTTATGAAACTGCTCACTGCGATATAAAACTAATCGATTATATCGATTTGCTACAGTATCACACAATTCCCATTTGGTCATGTCCTGTGATTCGTATTCTTCTAATTCGCTGGCAATTGCAGCCCCAGTTTTTTTGTAACGATATAAACCTGTGCCCCCACTTAACGGAGCATCAGGTGTTAAATATAATACCCCAGCCCAAGTATTATAATGATCTGTGTGGATCCAACTGCGATCTCGTGCAAATGCCATTTCAAAACTGCCAGTGGATCCGTCTGACTCATTCCAATTGGTGACTAGGCCGCCTGCGTTACGTAAGATATTTTGTACAGTATCTTTAGTGCCTTGGTTTAAAAATGATTTAGTTCGGCGGCCCGGAAAATTAGCTTGTTTAGTAAACTCTTGACTAAGTGCAAAAGACCGAACTCCGTCAGGATTACTATAAAAATTATCCACAATAATTAAATTTGTTTTCATAATTAATAAACAGTGTCAAAAAAGAACAGCTGAAATAAACGACCATCGTGTAGATTGCTGCCAAAATAGTCTAAACTACTGTGGAATAAATCGCCACGGTATAAGACTAATCGATTATATTTGTTGGCCATTATATCGTATAAGTCCCATTTAGTCATGTCTTGTGCATCGTAGGACCTATCTCCCATTTCAGCAGCAGTAGTTGCACCGTTTTCTTTATATCTGAATAGACCAGTACCACTACTTATTGGAGCATCGGGTGTTAGATACAATACCCCAGCCCATTTATTAAAATGGTCCGTGTGTATCCAACTGCGATCTGCTGCTGTGGTAAGTTGATATGCCCCAGTATATCCATCTTTTTCATACCAATTAGTCACTTCACCACCTGCATTCCAAATTATTGTTTGCACAGTTTCTTTGAGATCTGGTGTAAGAAAACTTTTGGTCCTTGCTCCGGGATAGTTACCGGTGACATCAAACGGTTGTTGTAGTGCAAAACTTCTGACAGAATCTGGATCGCTATAGAAATTATCAGTGATTAATAGATTAGTTTTCATATATTGTACTTATTCAAGCAAAACTGTGTAAAGTAAATTATTTTCGTCTTCAAACATTGACGGTTTATTCAACGCTTTTTCAATTTCATCTTCTATTCTTTGATAAATTGTTTTTTCCCAATAGGGCTTGGCTGCTTCAAAATTTTCATGAAGATATGGCAGCATTTCGTCGTATACGTCAGGTGTTAAATTTTCGAGAATGTTCTCGAGTTCTTCTATTGTGTTAAATTGAATAATACCTTTGGGATTGAAATATTTTTCAATGTTTGTGCATCCATAATAAATGGGCACTGTTAAAGTTTTAAAACAGTCCAACAGTTTTTCAGTAAACATGTTTGTCATAATTTGATTTTCGCAGGCAATGTTAAATTTTGCATTTGCAAAAAACGGATCTTTACTGGGTACTCTTGGGGGACTACGATGCCATAACAAATCAAATTCACCTATAGATTTTATTTTTTCAAATCGGCGCATTATCATATATCGCATATGATAAGCAGTGCCATTTAATTTGCTGCTCATCATATAACTAATTTGATTTCTTTTTTCTAGTTTTAGATCGTCGGATATCCAAGACCCAACAGGACAGAATTCTACAGCATTAGGCAAGGACAACAATCTATCATCATAGGTCAGTACCAAATCAAAATTTTGATAATTTTCTTGTACCAGCCCGCAAAACATTATATAAAGATTAGGAGGTTCACTTTGCATTAATACTTTAAACTCTGCGTCTGGACAACTATTAATATTGTCCACGCTGAGTGAAATACGTTTGTTAAATTGTTTTGTGAAACGATGCAGACTGTCAAGTCCGTACCCTGGCATATATCCTATTTGTTTAATAATGTGCATTTAATACCTCACCCAATCCCCAGTAACACCACAGCGACCATCCACAGTCCAATCAACAATGATTACATCTTTGAGAAGACCAAACAATCTCAAATACAGATGTAATGTATATTCGACATCTTGATGATAATACTTGCCGTGTTCTGCTGCCATCTGTGCAGATGCTGCTATTATTGCTTCGTACTGATCAATTTTTTGATTTCCCATGGCATGTGCTACAGTATAAAATCCATAAAGTTTATTGTCAACTAATAAATCCCGGGGCAGTTGTACTTCTGTTAAAAAATTAATATGCTCATTGTCCCACATAAGTTCTTTTTTCATAAAAAACTTATCTGTATTTTCAGGAGTAAACAAATCTGTATTGTAATTATCTGATAGTGTGTAACGAGCGCATATCTTTGTTACAAAATTATATTTTTGTAATTCTTTTTTATAATGTTTAAAAAATTCCAGTATCATCAAACATTCGCAGTATGATTTCGACGAATGAGTCCTTACTATGTCTGCTACCGCAGGATTTAGTTCTTGTAGTTTAATATAATGAAGATTCTTTACGCCTATACAATTTAATTGATCGAATGTCCTAGCAGACGAATCTATTAAGTAAATAGGTGCCGAAGGATCTTTCTCACTGAGATTAGTTATAGTTTTAATTGTTTGAACCAGTCTTTCATTGGTAGAAAAGACTGTGCGTTTCCTTGTCCCTTTAAAATTGCGAGCAGGATCTAACTCGATACTTGAGGTAACAAAAAATGCATGATTCATTTTTAAACTCGCACTATCCTTTTTAAACTATTGCTAAACACCACAGCCGCATTACTAAAGTTACTGTCTCTGCATATCATGCCACCACACCGAGCCAATGTCATTGCTTCCATAAAGCTTTCTTGCCAAAATCTTTTATGAAAAAAAGCATCATATTCCCAGGACCATTGCCATCGTTCTGTAATTTGTTCGGTGGGCAATCTCCATAAATTTGGATAGTATCTAATTATATGCCCGTATCGTTGTTCCATCTTTACCAAAGATTCAACGTTGTCTGTGGCTACATACAGCCCATCCCAGTCACCAGTGGCTAGCTGATTGTCAATGGTTCGACAATAATCTTCGTGCGTAATTAGATTATAATTAGTATGAACTGCCATAGTGGTCATTCTTACGTGAACACCCAGAGTGCGTGAATTAATATTAACTAATTTACATAAGTTATCCACTTTAGTGGTAATTTCATTATTAATATGAATCTTATTAAGCACACGCTTATAGTCTGACAATCTATTACTGTCTTCTATAGGGCTGTTTTTTGTGTACATTTTGCCAATTGGCAAAAATCCTTTATACTCGTAGGTCTTATCTGTGGTTTGATTTAATACGTATCCCATGATATGATCATAAGGATGTTCTATTCCGTAACTTTGCATGGCTGTTCTATTTCTCACAATGTGATCCACTGCTTCTTGAAGATACTCGTCATTCCTTGTGTCTTCTTCAAAAGCACTCAAAGTTAAAAATACATTGTCAAAATCAATGTCTGCTAACGGTATAACTCCGCATTGCAGAAATCGACTAAAAGGGCCGCCGCCGGGCATTACATAGATATGATTTTTCATTTTATTTCTTCCATCCAATGTGCAATCATTTCATCCAACATTGTTTCAAAAGTATATTTTGGTTTCCATCCTAGTTCACTGCGTATAGGTGCGCTGTCGCCTTTAAGGAACTTTAATTCTTCGGGCCGTAAAAATTTTTGATTTTGAACTACATAATTTTCGTAGTTCATGTCCAGACTGTCAAACACATATTTACAAAGTTCTCGAACTGTATGACTTTCTCCTGTGGCCACTACCCAATCTCTGGGCGTGTCACTGTTAGTGATTAAATGCATGGCTCGGACATAATCGTAACTGTGTCCCCAATCCCTGCTACTGTCTAGGTTGCCGAGTTCTAATTTGTCTGTTAGTCCTCGTTTAATTTCTACTGCTGTCTTAACAACTTTGTTAGTCACAAAGTTTGTGCCGCGGCGCGGACTTTCATGATTAAACAAAATTCCGTTACAGGCATGTAGCTTATAAGCATCTCGGTAATGACGAGTCAAGTTGTAACCCATAACTTTACTACATCCGTATGGACTAACTGGAACCATTGGAGTTGTTAATCTTTGTACTCCATCGGAATCTATACTGTTTCCAAACATTTCACTGGAACTGGCTTGGTAAAACTTTGCGCCAGGACAAAATTGTCTGTACGCTTCCAACATGTTTAGTACACCCAAACTATTTGTTTTAATGGTAAATGCAGGCATATCAAAGCTAATACGCACATGACTCATTGCTCCAAGGTTGTAAATCTCGTCTGGCTTTACTTGATTGACCACATTGGCAATACTCATTTCGTCCGTTAAATCGCCATAGATGCGTGTAATCTTATCGTTGATATGTTCTAATCTACTACTCTGTCCTTCGGGTACACTGTGACGACGAACAATGCCGTACACATCATAGTTTAAACTTAACAGGTACTCTGACAGATAACTACCGTCTTGTCCATTAATACCTGTAATCAATGCTTTCTTTTTCATGTTATTCTTTCCACAATTTCTTTTTACTCAGATCCGCATAGTTTTCCCAACTACCACAATCGGGTGTATCGTCGGGCACTTGATCCATTAGGATTATACCTCGAGCGGCATCTTCGGGAGTCATGTACATATGCCAGCCACATACGTCTGCATCATCGTCCCATTGACTTACGTCTAAATCTCTGCCATCGTATCTTGCTTTGCACAGCCAATCGTAGGCTTGTTTATCATCAGTTAGAATCATGCCGCCGCGACCAATGGGAATACGTTTTTTAATTTGAAAACTAACTACGTGCATACCTCCCAGGTACATGCCTCGGCGCCATCGAGTTGCTGCATCCCAGACTGGATAGGGTTTCAATTGATACGCACCGCTCCACTGTTCATCTCTGAATGTGGGATGACAACCTGCATGTTTAATATACATAGGAATACTTTGGTACGTATGTTTAGGTATTTCTACTAGCCCTTGTGCATTTAAATACTTCAAACTTAGGAATACTCCATGTGTGCAACAATCTACACTTATACCGTATTTTGCTCCGGCAAACTCTGCAACTTTTCTTTCAAATATACCAACAACATCTCGGGGATCATCCCAATGGTATCCTAGTTGCTTGACTAAATCCAACTCAGGACGTTGAAATTCTTTTGGTAATTTGCCCGAAGGCCAACTATTAAATTTGCTCATTGGTATTTGTATCCTAATTTTTCTGCATAATCGTATGCTTGGTGCATTTCTCGTTTTCGAATTGGTCGAGCAGGATTACCAGCATACACTGTCCAAGGCTCAGTATCTTCTTTAAGTAAACTGTTTGCGCCCAGTACACTGCCTTCAGCCATGGTAACGCCGGGTAAAATTACACTGTTAGCCAATGCCCCACTGAATCTCTTAAGTGTAATTGGCCATAGTTGTTGTTCATCTTGATATTCTTTGGGAATCAGTGGGCCAATTAGTCCTGCTCCATGAAACGTTTCACTGCCGCAAATGTACTTAGACCCCACACTGAGAAAACAAAAGTCTTCGACATACAGTGCAGTTTC